CAGGACATGGACAGGGTTTCTGTATGGGTAACATTATGAAGTATGCTATGAGGTGTGGTAAGAAAGAAGGATCAGATGCAGAAATGGACTTGCTTAAAATAATACACTATGCTATAATAGCTATAGCTTTAGAAGATAAGGATTATCATTTAGGAGGAACACATGATTGAAGATAAGATAGGTAAGAAGCCTTACTTAGGAATCGTAATAGACTACGATAAGGAAAAGAAACTAGACAAGTTTAGTTTAGATACATTAAAAGACAGGTACTTGTGGGAAGAGGAGACACATGCACAAGAAGCATTTGCCAGAGCATCAGTATTTGCATCTACTTTTAAAGGAGAGACTGACTTTGATCTTGCTCAAAGACTATATGAATATAGTTCTGATTTGTGGTTTATGTTTAGTACTCCTATACTTTCTAATGGAGGAACAACTCGTGGGCTTCCTATCAGTTGCTTTCTAAATTATGTGCCTGATAGCAGGAGAGGTCTGTCTGATCATTATGATGAGAACATATGGCTTGCAAGTTCAGGCGGAGGCATCGGTGGATATTGGGGAGATGTTCGTAGTAATGGTGTTGCTACTCAACATGGCTCTCGTTCTACTGGATCAATCCCTTTTATGCATGTTGTAGATTCTCAGATGTTAGCCTTTAATCAAGGTGTAACTAGGCGAGGTTCTTATGCTGCTTACATGGACATATCTCATCCTGAGATTGAAGAGTTTATTAATATGCGTAAGGAATCAGGTGGAGATATAAACAGGAAGTGTTTAAATATACATAATGGAATTAATATCACGAATGAATTTTTAGAAGCAGTACGAGAAAATCAAGAGTGGAGACTTATTGATCCTAAGAGTAGTGAAGCTGTTAAGATTGTTAACGCAAGAGATTTATGGTGGCAAATATTAAATGCTAGGGCTGAGACAGGAGAGCCTTACATGATTAATATAGATACATGTAATGAGCATCTTCCAAAGCAACAGAAAGATTTAGGACTAAGAGTTAATCAAAGTAATCTTTGTTCTGAGATAGTGTTAGCTACTAACGAAGAACGTACTGCTGTATGTTGTTTGTCAAGTGTTAACTTAGAATACTTTGAAGAATGGAAAAAGAATGATGAGTTTATTGGTGATCTTATTGTTATGTTAGATAATGTGTTAGAACATTTTATCGAAGCAATAGTAGATACCAGTAGGCTTGGTGGTTATAGTGCAAATTTTGAGAGGTTTAAAAATTATGTTAGAGAAGAAAAAGAAGGAATGGTTAAAGCAGCTTATTCTGCGTATAGAGAGAGGTCGTTGGGTCTTGGAGCGATGGGCTTTCATGCTCTACTCCAAAGTCAAGGAGTACCTTTCAAAAGCTTACGAGCTACTAGTATCAACAACGTGGCTTTCTCACGAATCAAAGAGAAGGCTTTGGAGTCAACTGAAAGACTTGCCAAAGAACGTGGCGAAGCTCCTGATATACACAGTAGCGGGAAGCGTAACTCTCATCTTTTGGCTATTGCTCCTAATGCCAGTAGTTCTATTATATGTGGTGGCACTTCCCCTAGTATTGAACCATATCGTGCTAACGTATATACGCACAAAACTCTATCGGGTTCGTACCAAGTCAGGAATAGATTTTTAGAAAAGCTATTTAAAAAGAAAGGACTTACTCTTGATGAACGTGAGAAGTTATGGAAACAGATAACCATAGAGAATGGGTCTGTTCAAAATATAGATATATTAGATGAAGATGAAAAAGATATATTTAAAACTGCACCTGAAATAAATCAAATATATTTAGTTGAACATGCACATATGAGACAAGAATATATTTGTCAGAGCCAAAGCGTAAACTTATTTTTTAGTATGCCTAAAGCTACAGAGTCGCAAACTGTACATGATGAGTACTTACAATATGTTAATGATGTGCATTGGTATGCAATGAATAAATTAAAATCATTATATTATTTTAGATCAGATGCAGCGAGGTCTGCTGAGAATGTAAACATTAAAGTACAACGAGTTAAGTTAGAAGACGTTGAATGTCTAAGTTGCGAGGGATAAGAATATGGAATTAAATACAGAAGAATTAAATTTACAAGTACATAATCTACCTGCTGTTGTATTGTTAGAATGTACTGTACCTCCAAAGTTAGTAGATGATCTTAATACTTATTTAGATGAATATAGAGAGACAGCCGAAAAGAAATCTCTTGCTCATACTTTAGTAGGTCAGATTCATCAAGGAGAACAACTACTCATGGATCATAAGCATGAACTATTAAGAGATTACTATACGTTTCTTACCTCTATGGGAGTAGCTTACTTACAAGCCTTTGGAAATATAACAGGACACTACCATAAAAATAGAATGGTAGATATAGATGAATTGTGGTCGGTACATAGTTATGAAGGAGATTATAATCCTATACATGATCATGGTACAAAAACTATTATGGGTATATCTACAACTACATGGACTAAAGTACCTGAACAAATAGGTAAGAAAGGAAATGCTCAACAGAATCCCAAAGAATTTTCTTTATATAATGATTCAGGAGCATGTGATGGTTTCTTAGCATTTACTTATGGACGTAATGAGATTATGAATACTGAAAAATTAAGACCACCACAATCTATATCACTACAGCCTATAGTAGGAAGACAATTAATGTTCCCTTCATGGATGCAACACATGGTATATCCTTTCTTTGGTGAAGGAGAACGAAGAACAGTAGCTGCTAACTTAAACTGTTGGCAGACAGAACCAAAAGGAGAAAAGAATGAAGACACAAAATGAAGGTGATAAATTATATGAAAGTAAATACGATGCACTTCATAAATTATATGAAGGGCAAGTAGCCATAGCTAAAGCTGAACTACTAGTATATTTTTCATCCTCAGTAGGTGTAGCAGAACATCCTGAATTAATTACTTCAATGGATAACTTAATGGATAAGTTAACTGCTGCTGAAGAAAAACTTAAATCTTTACAGGAGAATTTTTAATGGACAAATCATTTAATCAGTTTTGCACTCGTATGTGGTTAGACTATTGTGATGAAACTTCATCCTTTGGGTCAATTACTTTAGATAAAGAAACTTATATAACTAAATATAATAGTTGGCTACTTCAAAAGTATGTCAAAGAACAGGAGAAAACATGAGCCTATTAAGTAACAGAGATTACTACAAACCCTTCGATCATCCTTGGATGTTTGATAAGTATGTAGAACAAAACCAAATGCATTGGTTGCCTGAGTCTGTACCTCTACATACAGATGTAAAGGACTGGCAGGAACTTAGTGATGAAGAAAAGAATTTATTAACACAGATATTTAGACTGTTTACTCAATCAGATGTAGATGTTGGTTCAGGTTATATAGATAAGTACATGAGAATATTTAAGAAACCTGAAGCTAGAATGATGATGTGTGCTTTTGCAAACATGGAATCAATTCATCAACATGCATACAGTTTACTTTTAGATACAGTAGGTATGCCTGAAATAGAATACAAAGCCTTTTCAGAATATGAAGAGATGGCTAACAAGCACGACTACATTAAAGACTTTAAACCTACCATAAGGGATAAACAAGCTATAGCAAAGACACTTGCCGTATACTCAGCATTTACAGAAGGACTTCAGTTGTTCAGTAGCTTTGCAATCTTGTTAAACTTTCCTAGATTTGGTAAGATGAAAGGTATGGGGCAGATAGTTACATACTCTATACGTGATGAATCATTACACGTTGAGGCTATGACTAAACTGTTCAGAGAATTTATACAAGAGAACCTAGATATATGGACAGATAAGTTTAAGAAAGAACTCTATAACATTTGTAGAGAAATGGTAGAGTTAGAAGATAAATTCCTTGATCTTGTATTTGCAATGGGAGACTTACAAGGACTTACTAAGAAAGATATGTATGCTTATAATAGATATATAGCTGATAGAAGATTATTACAGTTAGGTTTAAAAACTAACTTTGATCAGAGAGAAAATCCTTTACCTTGGTTAGATGAAGTACTTGGTGTAGAACATCAGAACTTCTTTGAAGGTAGAGCAACTGCTTATATGAAAGCAGGACTTAGAGGTAAACAAGATAAAGTAACATTTACGGAGATATAAAATGAAAGCAACGGAAGCGAACATATTATCCTTCCATATACTTTTTGATACTAAAGGCAGGCTAGTGACTGAGACAAGCGGACTACCACTAGCCGAGGCTAAGAAAGTATTTAAAGGTAATGATTTAAAAATTGTAGAGACAGTTATAAGAGAAGCTAGACATAAGGTACTTAACATACATGATGAACTAGAATTAGAACTAGATGCTTTAAATTCTAATGTAGGATAGGGCAGACCATTACAACCTGCCCAATCTTGTTAAGATATTTTAATCTTACGAGGTTTCTTTTCGTCAGGGATAATTCTTTCCATGACAATAGAAAGCAATCCATTCTTAAAGGAAGCTTTCTTAACTTCAATATCTTCAGCTAAGTTAAAACTTCTTTTAAAAGAACGCATAGCTAATCCTCTATGGATAACCTCATCATCTTTGTTATCTACTTTTTCATACGAAATAGTTAAGACATTCTCAGCAACCTCAACATCAATATCTTTATTGGTCAAGCCTGCTAGTGCCATTTCTATTGTGTAGTTGTCACCATCTCTTAACAGATTATAAGGTGGATAACTAGGTGAGTTATGTTGTACTCCTTGATGTTTGAATAACTCATTGAAAAGTCTATCAAAGCCTACAAATGATGTGGATAAATTTGGATGTTTTAAATCCAAAAGAAATTTGCTATTCATAATTTACTCCTTATTTAAGCAAGTTAATATTATACCCCTAGAACGCATATGCTGCCTCTCTAAGAGCAGTTAATGTGATACCCCTTAACATGGTATCGTTTCAATAATTAAGCTCTTAAAAGACACTTAATTATTAAACTTATATATGGTCGAACTTTATAAATTCAACCTATTTTAATAGTGGGTTTTCGTTTTCTTCTATAAGTTTATCAATCTCATCTTGCATAAACTTTATTTCAGCTTCTAAAGCAACGATGTCTTGACCCATTCCATTAGATGTTTCAGCAATAGTTTTTAATGAGGGATTAATACCTTCATCAATACTCTTATTAATATAGGCAACAGAAGTTTCTATTGCTACAAACCTTTCTTCAATAATTTGTTGTGCATCTTCCGTGTCTTCTACACCACCTATCTTAGCTTCTAAATTTTCTAGCCTATTAACATAGGTAGCACCTGTGTAACCAAAGCCTGCTAACGTACCTACGATACTTACTAAAGCAATGAGTTGAGTTGTTTTATTCTCGAACCAGTTCATCTTCTTTCTCCTTTTTCTTATGTTGTTCCCAAATCTTTTTTATTTCTTTTGTTAACTCTTGCGTAGACTTAACTGTTTTTTTAGGTGTTTTACTTTTTGCCATATTAAAGATATAGAATACCTATTATATAGCCACATACAAAAAATGTCAATGCCCAATGAGGTTCTTCTTTACAAAAATTTATAAATTGATTAAAAAATTCCATCCTTTAACTCTGGTTCTAGGGCTTTCATAGTAGTTAAAGTATTTAAACTATCTCCTGCTAGTTTATAAAAAGCGTTGGTGTTATCATAAATAAATACATCCGTATAAATAGCTTTAGATTCATACCAAGTATCTTGTTTAGGTATTGCCCTACCATAATAATCTGTAAAGCCTGCGTTGTATCCTAAGTAAGCTACAAATACCGACTGGTCACCATACTCTCCTGTTGTATCTTGAGAAGACTGTACTTGTTCTTGTTGTTCTTTTAAATTCTGTGCGACTATTTGATCTGCAACTTGATCAGCTTCCGAAGTTGTACTAACCTCAGATATTGCTGTATCTATTTGTCCTTGCATATCTTGTACCTGTGTATCAACTACAGAAACTTCAACAGATACTTCCGTTGTTGGCATTGGTGAAGATGTTGTAGTTACATTACTAACTGATCCTGTGTCTCCACTCATAGATAAAATAGTATTAGTTTGTACAGACGCAGCCGTTATCTGATCTGAGATACTAGGAGAACTACTTGTACTGAAACCACCACCACTTGATGATGAGGCTAATGCACCGGTCATTCCCGATCCACCACTTGACGAGCCTCCATAAGATGAAGCCCCTCCTGATGCTCTTGTGTTGCCTGTTGCATGAACAGACGTACCTGCTGTTGTACCGCTTACACTATTAGCAGCAGCTTGAACTGTACTAGCCACCACACTTAGGGCTGTCTCCATGTTCATTGAACTTCCTTCGGTTTCTGCTAATAAACCTACAGACTCGATTTCTTCTGACTCGTCTTGAAATATTTCTTCTTCTGTTTCTGCGATCCACTCTTCTTCTAAGTCTTCGTAGATTTCTTCAACGGCTTCTTCCTCGAAGATTTCTTCTTCGGCTTCGGCATATAACTCTTCCGTTTCTTCTTCCAAGCTTTCTGAATCTTCTTGAATTTCTTCTTCAAACCATTCTTCAAGTTCTTCAAAGTTCTCGAAAGCCAAGTAGTTTTCTTCTTCGTCATAAGGTAACTCCTCTCTTATTATAGTTTCAAACTCATAGAGTTCGGTTAGTTCTTCAGCATCAAATATATCTAGATGTTGAATAGGTGTATATTGTTCTTCATAAAATACAAACTCTTCTTCGTAATCAAAAGTATCTAAGTATTCTACAAAATCAATAGTCTCTACAAATGGGTCTTCCCATAGTAATTCTTCTTCAAACCAAAGTTCTTCTTCAACCCACGCATATTCTTCTTCAAACCAAATGTCTTCTCTATATCCGTAGTCATCTTCCCATGCAAATTCTTGTGTTATACCATAGCTATCAGTAGTATACTCGTCTTCATAACCATAGTCAAACTCTTCTCCATAACCATAGTCTACGTTAGTATCATCAAAGAAAGCTACTGAAGCTTCTTGTGTATAACCTGCACAAAAGGGAGCGTACTGTGGGTCTTCATCACATTGTTGATCATCATATGCTTCCCAATATAAAGGACATGAAGTACTGTGTAGTGAATCTAAGTTACATTGTTGTGTTAAATAAGCTGCTGCATATCCTGCACAACTAGAATTATTTAAGGGATCACTACAGTCTATAGAATTTCCACTACCTTCACCATATAAACTACCACCATTTTCTAATAAGGTATTACTAGCTGTACCATTCCAATTAGTGTTGACACATGTACCTGTAACATTAGTTGTACCTGTATTACATTCATCGTGAAAAAGGTACGTATATGTTTGTGAAGAACTTCCTTGCTCTCCTATTAATACATCATGGTTAGTTATATTTAACCCACCATATCTATATTCAAAAGTATCGTTGGTCCAAAGTATAACTTCAAAACTGTTGTCAGTATTATTACGACCATACTCTTTCATGTTATACCAACCAAAGACAGCTTTATCCGTAAAGTTTTTAGCAAGCATCTTTGAACCACCATCCCTAATTAAATCAGTATAAAAAGGATATAGAGTATAGTTAGTATGTGGTAGTGGATCAGGTGTATAATCACCACAATAGTTATTATAGTTTACATTACCTGTTCCTAAACCAAAATGAAGACAACCATTGGTAGCCATCCTAGCAGATGTAAAGTCTTCACCATATAAAGTAAACGTGAAGTCTAAATTAAAAGCACCTGCTAATTGATCATCACCAGTATTAAAATTCGTAGTGCCTGTAAGGTTAGTTAAATTAAAAAGGTCTTGGTTAGCTTCATATATGTATTCAGCATTACTTTTAGATGCAAAAAATATAGCAGCAATAGACAATGCAACTGCACATATAACACTAACCTTGTTCATAAGAATTAGTTCCGATGAAATTCTCTTTCACAAGTAAGCCTTGATTTCTTTTTCCCTTCCTCGTTTCTTGTTTTCTTACACTTTGATATATACCTACTTCTAAACTCTTTGTAGTCTGGTCTATCCGTTTTATTTTCTTTCCAATACTCACTAGCAGCTTTACCTACTCTTCCATATGCAGGACAAGGAGTGCCTGCCATTTCCATAGCTTGAAAAACACGGGGGTCTTGGCAAAGTATTCCAACTGAAGCAACCTTCATACCTGTATCATATAGATATTTAGAAAGTTTTAACCTTTCACAGTTCTCATCTCTTACTGTTCTTCCGCTTGATATACCAAAGACCTGTCCTTGAAATGCACCTGATCTACCAACAGTACAAAGGTCTTGACTGTAGCTCATAATAGAAGGGGCTATTGCAGAAGCAGGAGGAGCTTTACTAGTTATTTCCTGTTTGATTGTTTGTGTTGAATTACTTTGATTAATGTTTCTGTTTGTGTTATCACTAACTGTATTGTTATTATTATTGTTTGTGTTGTCAGTAGTTACATTTGATTCTGACTCAGACTTATTAATATTTGTATTAGTGTTAGTACTTGTAGAAGTATTATTATTTGTATTTACGTTAGTATTAGTGCTTGTACTTGTACTTGTGTTATTGTTGTTTACAGTTTGATTAACTGTAGAGTTAACAGTTGATGTTGCTGTTGAAGTACTAGTGTTAACATTTGTGTTAGCATTAGTATTAGTGTTATTAGTTGTAGCTGTTGATGTAGCTGTTGAAGTATTTACGTTAGTATTACTATTTGTGTTTGTATTTGTTGCAGTCGTAGTATTTACATTCGTATTTGTATTTGTATTCGTATTGGTGTTTGTATTAGTATTAGTATTAGTATTTGTATTCGTATTAGTGTTTGTATTCGTATTAGTAGTTGTAGTAGTATTAGTAGTTTCTAAACTATTTTGTTCACAATACTGTTCGCCTGCTGTACAGTTCCCTTGTTGTTCTCCATATACCAATATGGGTAACATTGATAAAATTAGTGTGCCTAATAATTTTTTCATTATGTTTCCTAAATTTAAGGTGCATTATCCCTGTGAAGCTAACAATAGCATTCATTAAGTTATGTTTCTCTTCAGTTTCTGTAGCGGTTAGTAAAAGTAATTGTATCCCGTAACAATTAAATAAGCCCAACCTATGATACATACAACGCAGATGCTACTCCGAGCCCGTGCTTTCAGTTGATTTACGCTCCTTTTGTAATTCGTTCCATCTAAGGAACTTTCTAGTTTCTAAATCCCAAAACAATCCTTGATAACAAGCATCATCTTGAACCTTTGTTTTATTACTATACTTAGTAATTATATCTTGTAAAGTTTTTTCCATTATTTATCTGGTTTAGAAAAATCTGTTTTATGTGAGTTTGTGTAAAGACCAAACCAAGCAGCCCCTGCTCCAACAACAATAGATATTAATCCTGATTGTTCAAAGGTTGGTTCAGGTAAAGCCATAAACCAAAAGGTTGTATAGTATAATAGATACATATACACACCTAAGAAAGCTCTTGGTATTATTCTCCAACTATCAATAGCTTCTGCTATAAAAATAACTTTTTGAAATGGGTTGCGATTATACTCGTCTTCCAGTTCTCTAATTCTATCTTTTAATTCAGACTTTTCTTGCAGTAGTTCCATGAATTTATTAAGGTCAATCTCGACCTCATTTCTGTCCATGTCTCCACCAAATCTTCCGGGTGGGTAATCTCCGTTACTCATTATTATTCTCCAATTTTTCTTCGTGTAATTTTATCCAACCTTTTAAATCTACTAAATATTGTTTTAAAATATAATAATTTCTACAATGGAACTCATCATTTGGATATTTAGAATGCCTATCAATAGACTTAATTGTATGTGCTATCATATCTTGCCAATCTTTACGAACTTCAGTTGTAAATGTTCGTTTAGGTGTAGTCATTCCTCTTCCTTTTCAGGCTCATCTAATTCTCTATAATATTTGATAATACCTAAAACTTCTTTAATGTATCTAGTAATATCTGCCATGTCCATACTTAAATGCTCATACTCAGTAGAAGATAAACTATAAAAAGCTCGTTCAGGAGCTTCTCCTTTTTCTAAATTATCTAAGTATTCCTCCATTCTAGTAGGAGTTAATATCTCCCAATCTACAGGATCAAGCTGTATTTCCATTGGTAATGGTGGATGATACAACGGAGGTCTTTCAGTAATAGTTTTAACTTGTACAGGTTTTACTTGAGGCTGCATTAAAGAACATCCTGAAGCAATTAATACACAGCTAATTATTAGTACTAGGTTTTTCATCAAATTGATTCGGGTCTGTTAATTTTTCTAAAGTTTCTAAAACTCTTTTAGAACCTCGATTAATTCTATTTTGTAAATCTTCAGGATTAGCTAGTGCTGATTCATCTAAATCTAAATTTGAAAAAGTTTTCCTAAGTTTATTTACATCACGCATAGCTGCCTGCTTTTCTTTTTCTAAAGCAATTAATTGTGTTTGAGCTTTTTGTTGATTATCTAAATATTTTTCAATAGCTTCGTTCTGTTCTTCTACTTTAGTTTCTAAAAGAATTTGATTAGCTTTTAACCTTGCTATTTGATCTTGTAAATAATCTATATAATAAAAAGAACCAGTTGCTGTAGCTATTAATAAAAGTCCTAAAATTAAATTAAGTTTAAAGCTCATCGGTGTCGTCTTTATATATTACTGCCATTAAATCTTCAAACATATTTCTAAAATCATCTAGAGACATGAATGGCATATCCTGTCTTACCTGATGTAAACAGTATTGTCTGTAACATTCTTCTAGTTGATCTTCGAGATACAATATCATTATAGGGTTTTTATTTTAATTTGTCAATAGCTATTACAAAATCTTCAACTCTTACAGGTGTTTGTTCTTTCCATTTAGATTGTCCATTCCTACCAGAACCTGTCGATACTTGTCTTATTGCTTCATCGTAGTCTTTACTAGCCAAGGCTCTATAGGCTGACGGAAACTTATCCATCCATCTTGTACCTAGTTGAAAGTTTACTGAACCTAGTGCTATAATAAATTCAGGATCACGTATATTTAATTCTTGCATCTGTTGAGCAGCAGCCTCCCAAGACCTTTGTGCATCTTGATCAAGCCAATTATCTCTAGTACGTTGCGATACTGTATCACCTACATTATACTGTCTACATTCTTCTTGAGTTAAAAGGTGTCCGACACCACATGTAGGCTTGCCTAGTGTGTCAAGGTATACGTGGTCTACGTTACCTTCTCTATGTTCTAAATGATGTAAAAATTCTTTATACATTATTAATCTTTAGATGGAAAATACCCAAATTCATTAAGATCATTTCCATCAGAAACTAAATCTTTTACTTTAACTTTCTTTGAAATAATCTTACCGGCTTCATCACCAGACCTACCATAACCAGATTCTCCATGCATTTCTGCATAAGTTTTACTCAGAGTTACCCAATCTCCTTCGTTTATTGTTTTTATAGAATCGTCTTTTGGTACTGCTCTATATATAGTTATTTCCATATTTGGTTTACCCTTTGCTTTTTGTATAATTTCATAGCTTTCACGATCAAATTTATTGTTTGGGTTTCCATAATATCTTAAACCTTGTGGTGAATAAATATCATCTGGAAAAACAGTACCACCACCCGTCATATCATCTAATCTAGCACCCCCCTCTTCTGCGCTACTTGCTTGATGCTGCATTCTATAAGAAGTATCAACATCCTTGTCTAATAAACTTTTCTTTTTACTAGATTTAGTACTAGGCTCTGTAAATAAAGATTCATAAAACTCTTTTGATATTGTAAAAGAAGCTTTACCTTCAGGGCTTATAGATATTCTTGCCTGTTTAGGTCTAACTCCTGTTACATCTTTATTACCTTTTTCACTAAGCTCTACGTATCTACCGCCCTCCTCATAATCAAACTCAGAAAGGAAAGGTTTGTAATCTTTATGTTCTACATCAAGGAATCTTTGCGGAGCAGGCATAACAGTCTTAGGCATATCTTTTAATCCTTTAACAGCTTTAGTATCTTTATCTACGGCAACTATATTATCGTATACTGGATGCACTTTACCGCTTGATGTTTTAATTTCCCCTACTTTATTACCTTTTCTAATTACTCCCTTAGTTGTAGGTCTTAACCTAGGCTCGCTTTTGTTTTTAGCATATCTTTCTAATAAAACTCCTTCAGGAAAATCAGCTTGTAAAGAATAAAAATGTTTACCTCCTGTTTCTACAGATACTAAAGGAAACTGTCCATCCGGATTTTTGTCAAAACCTTTAGGTGCTTTAGTCCATTTCCACCCTGCTTTCTTTTTAAATAAGTTTGTTCTTATAATTTTATTTGCTAACTTACCACCTAAACTAAACGGAACTCTATCTTCTTCTTCAAATAAACCCGAAACAACTGCGAAGCTCTGGTTAGTATTATCTATCTTACGTTCTGTTGGATTATTTTTAACAAAAGGAACAGGATATTTTTTAGAAACTAGACCGCCTGTAACCTTGCTCTTTCTTTTGTCTGCCTGTTCTTTTTTCTTTTTCTCTCTTCTTCTTATTTGTGCTCCTCTTTTTTGCTCTGCCTGAAATTGTCTTCTAGCTTCTCTTTTCTTTTTTCTACGAGTTCTTTCACCTTCTGGAGTCACGCCTATAATTTGAGTAACATATCTTCTTCTTTCAATATCTTTTAAAAATTCTTCAAGTTCAAAAAGTTGTTCAGGGGCTAATGTCTTAATTAAATTTCTGTATGGTACTGTGTTTCTAAAGGCAGCTACTCCCGGAGTTCCCGTTTCTAAAGTCTGTAAAAACATACCCCCTACAGTTGGACCCATTAATCTAAGTGCTGCTTTTGGAGTATTACTACCATACTCAATACTTTCTGACATATTATATGGTAACGCCAACGGACCTCCAAGACCTATAGTATTTAAAACATACCACATCTGATCCCATGGGTCTCTCTCATCTGACCTTCCTCTTGTTTTTAAAGTTTGGGTAAATGCAGTAGTGTAGTACATTAAAGTACCTACCGCTAAATGTCTAGGAACGGCTGAACCACGAGTCATATACATATCTCTAAATGCATTTCTAACAACAGTATTACCGAAAGCTACAGGATAAGAGTAAAGTTGGAAAGCTACTCGCCAACCCCAATGGTTTGAGGCTAAAAATTTCTGTGCATTTTCTCTGTTCGGAACCATTACAACTTCATTAACAAATCTATCGGCAGAAGATTTTAAATTTTCATAAAAAGGTTCTTCAATTTTACCTCCTGTTTTATGCCACTTAATACCCGCATCAACATCAACACCTAATTGATTAATTTGTGATCTTAATTGTACTGCTTTATTATTATTTTTATTAAAAGCCTCATCTCCCATTTTAGAAAGCTTGTCTAAATTTTCTCTAATTAATAATTTACCCGCATTATAAGAATACATCTGCACAAACTTAGTATATTGATCTAAAAATATTGATCTATAAAATCTATATGTAAATTTAGCAGACAGTCCAGTTAGACCCTCCCCATAAGCAGCACTAACAGCTTCAGACAATGCACTAGACATAATTTTATTGTGTTGCTGCATTTCTTTTCTAGTTAAAGTTGGCATTTTATGTTGACTTATTAAATTTTTAGCACTTGCAGAACCCTCTTCCCAAAATGTTTTAAATAATGCTTGTACTCCTACTTTTACATTAGCTTTAAAAATAGGTATAAATAGTTCAGGTAAACTAGAAAGCGTAGCCAGTCCTAATTTATTACCCGCTTGAGCAGCGAGTGCAGCACCTGTCCAAGTCTCTTTAAATTTTGAACCTCTTCCCCAAACTCCTGTCATTGATCCTACAAGTGTTCGCAATCTGTTTTCTTCTACTTTTAATGTTCGTAAATTTCCTCTATAATTTACGTTCTTTTCAGAAAGTTCACCATCTAATTTTCTAGATATTTTTGAAAATGTGTCATTATTAAAACTATTTAAAATAATGTGATCAATTTCTTCTTGGAAAGTATTATTTA